ATAAATGGAAGTAGTGCAACTAATATAATGTATTGTTTTACAGAAAAAAAAGGTTACTCAAAATTTGGAAGCTACAAGGGAAACGGATCAACAAACGGAGCCACAATCGTAACTGGTTTTAAACCAGCTTGGATTATGGTAAAACCGATTGATGTTACCCAGAACTATCAAATACACGATTTAAAAAGGTTAGGTTATAATGTTAAAAATTATAATTTATCTAGTAATAGCACTGCAACTGAAGCTGAAAATGACTTTATGGATATATTATCTAATGGTTTCAAAATACGTAGAGCTGATGTATTAAATGTAAGTACCGAAGAATACATATATTGGGCTTTTGCAGAATCTCCTTTTGTAAATTCAAAGGGTGTTCCAAATAATGGAAGATAGGAGAAAATTATGAAACTTTCAAAACATTTTAATTTAGAAGAATTTGAAAAATCAATGACGGCCACACGAAAGGGTATTAAAAATAAAGCTGGATCAGGAGAAATAAAAAATATTACTGATCTATGTTATGGAGTTTTAGAGCCTGTTAGAGCAAAGTTTGACAGGCCAATAACTATCACTAGTGGATATCGCAGTCCTGAGTTATGTGAAGCAATAGGTTCAAAAGCAACATCGCAACATACTTGTAACAGGGGTGCGGCCGCAGATTTTGAGATAGCAGGAGTTTCTAATCTTCAGGTAGCTCTTTGGGTTCAAAATAACACAGATTTTGACCAGCTTATTTTAGAATACTATACGGGAGAAGCAAATTCTGGGTGGATTCACGTATCATATCACGAAGGAAATAATAGAAAACAAGTCTTAACTTTTGACGGCAAATCATATACAAATGGTTTACCAGACGCTAAATGGTCTGGTGGCAAAATGACAAATTAAGGAGGATATTATGCCATATCATTACGGAGGAATGAAGAAGAAGAAAAAGAAAAAAGCAAAAAAACCAAAAATGGGTAGAAGGAAAAAATAATGGTTAAAGTAGCATCTATTAAAAACATTATCAAAGATCTAAAACCAAGACAAAAAAAAACGATGAGAAGACACGCAGTTCATCATACTTTGAAACATATGAGGTCTATGGCTAGGTCTTTAAAAAATGGAAGTACGTTTGCTTCTGCACATAACAAAGCAATGAGAACAGTTGGGAAATGAACGGATTTACAACAACGTCTACATTAGCAGAAATGATAAAAAGACGAATGCGAAAGAGAAGAAGAAATGTCAAAAAAAAGAAAAAGAAGAAAAGTTCCAAAAGATAAACGTACAGGATTACCAAAGAAATATCTTGCTGGTTTATCTGGTAGTAAGAGATCATCTAGAGCAAGTCTTTTAAAAACAATGTCAAGAATATATAAATCAGGTGGAACAATACCAGCTTATATGTTTAGACAGAGGGTAAAATAATGGCAAGAAGAAGACCTTTATCAGCAAGAGTACAAGCAACACTTAGAGCTAAAGCAAAAAGAAGAAAAGGTATTACTTATGGTACTTTAGCAAAAGTGTATCGTAGGGGACAAGGTGCATTTTTGTCTAGTGGATCTAGGCCAAGAACATCAATGGCCGCTTGGTCTATGGGAAGAGTAAATAGTTTCTTGCGTGGAAGTAGAAAACACGATACAGATTTACGTAGAAAGAAAAAAAGAAGATGAAAACTAATAAAGAAAAATTTGTAGAAATAGATGGCAGAATAAAATTAGTAAATCAAAAAATAGATTTGATAATTAAAAACCATCTTCATCATATGAAACAAGATATTGATCGTATCTTATATAGTTTAGGTGCGATTGGTTTATTGGTTATAGGACAACTTCTTTACATTATCTCCAAATAGTTGTACAAGTTTAAGTATGGGTTTCAAACGTATACTTGTAATATCGGATATGCACGTGCCATTCCATCATAAAGATAGTATGGCATTCTTACGTGAAATAAAAAAACAATACAAACCAGATTTTGTTTGCAACATCGGAGACTTATTAGACTTTCACGCTATCTCAATGCATTCACACGATCCAGATTTATTTTCTGCTGGACACGAATTAAGAGAAGCTAGAAAACACGTCAAAGAATTAGAATCGATATTTCCTAAAGTTACTGAAGTAGATAGTAATCATTCTAGTTTAGTTTATCGTAGAGCTTTAAAGTTTGGAATGAGCAAAGAGTTTCTAAAAGACTATGGAGATTTTTTAGGTACAAAAAAATGGAAATGGGTTGACGATTTAACTCTTACTATGTCTAATGGTCAAAGATGTTTCTTTACACACGGCCGTAGTGCAGATGTTTTAAAGGTATCACAGACTATGGGACTTTCCGCAGTGCAGGGACACTATCACACGAAATTTCTAGTGTCTTGGTGGGCAAATCCTGACAACTTATTCTTTGCTATGAATGTAGGTTGTATGATTGACCAAAAGTCAATGGCATTTAATTACGCAAAAAATTTTAAGACAAGGTTTATTCTAGGTTGTGCAATAATTGTCGAAGGATATCCCAGATTATTACCAATGGTCTTGAACTCTAAAGGAAATTGGATTAAAACACTTGTATGAGTTCTAATAAGCTAAAAAATACCCTTTTAAAGAGCCATAGAGCAACGCACAGTAACGATTCTGCATTTTCTGACCAAGTAGGTGGAGATTGGTATAAGAAGCTAAAAATTCAGCCTTTAGACTATGCGATGGATAATAACCTTAACGCCTGTCAAACAAAAGTAGTTAAGTATATATCAAGATATAATTTGAAACATAAAACTATCAAAGATCAAATAAAAGATTTAGATAAAGCTAAACACGTTATAGATATGTTGATAGAGAAAGTTAAACAGAAATAATATGTGGTTAAGTGCTTTAAAATTAGGAATGAATGCGGCAACGCATATTTATAAAAAACGTCAAGAAACAAAAATGCGTATGGCAGATGCCCAGTATCTCCACGCTGAAAAAATGGCAAAAGGCGAGGAAGCATATCAAGGTAAACTTTTAGAAGCAAGACAAAATGATTATAAAGATGAAGTAGTTTTATTTATTCTTACTTTACCAATATTAGTTTTAGCATACGGAGTTTTTTCAGACGACCAACAAGCTATGGATAAAATAAATCTTTTCTTTGAACACTTTCAAGCCCTTCCTACGTGGTTTACTAATTTATGGATTCTTGTCGTGGCGAGTATTTTTGGTATTAAAGGTACACAGATTTTCCGTAACGGAAAAAAGTAATCGTATTTCCCTTTAAAAAAAAGTAATATAGCATTATGATAGATGCAGTTATAACAGATTTAGAACTAGAGTTACAAAGTCCAGCTTCACCCTACGGACATTTTGTTGCTTTTAGATTTATAGATACAAGGCCTATGTTTCCTAAAGTTTCAGAAATGGTTAAACAAGTACTAGATAGAGAAGATGTTATATTAATTGATTTTAATTATACTTATAAAACCATAGACGAAAACACAGATATAAGAGATTTTGAAATAGTAAGACATTAATATGAGGGGATTGCTCCCCTCACAGTTCATATTTATTGACTTAATGAATTAAACTGTAAATTTTGTTTTACTTCAGTTTGTAAAAGCATAATTTTAGTTTTTAATTTTTCCCATTCAGTCTTAGTTTTCATATGTTTAGTTTTAGCAACATTAAGTTCTGTTATCAACTCTCTCATCATATCGTCAATAGCAATAAGATGTTTTATTTCCTCTGCTGATCTTTTTTGAACATCTTCTTTGAAACTAATGAAAAGTTTTGCATAATGTAACTTAACATCATCTTCAAGTCTAACTAACTCG